CGACCACCGAGATCTACACAGAGTAGATCGTCGGCAGCGTCAGATGTGTATAAGAGACAGGGAATATAGGGCGCTGGCAGCGCCTCTGACCGCTGGGGCTGCCACAAAGCGGATACAGACGGATTTTTACGTAGAGGGATACGCTACCACGTTTGATGCGCCGTATCTGCTTTATGAGTTTGAGGACGGAACAAAGATTTACGAAAGGATAGACGCACACGCACTGGACGGCGCAGACATGAGCGACGTTATCATGCAGTACGACCATGCAGGCAGGGTATTTGCCCGCCAGTCAAACAAGACGCTTATCTTAGTGCCAGACCATAAAGGGCTTTTAGTTGCTGCCGATTTAGGCAGGACAGACTTAGCCCGTGGGCTTTACCAAGACATAGAGGCAGGCATGATAAATAAAATGTCATGGGGCTTTACGGTGGCAGAGGAAAGCTACGACAGACAGACGCACACAAGGACTATATTAAAAATTAAAAAGGTTTATGACGTATCCGCAGTGAGCATACCAGCAAACAGCGGTACGGAAATAAGCGCCCGTGCTTTTGCTGATAGGAGTTATGAGCAGGAGCGGCAGGAGTTGCTACAGAGGCGTATAAACTTACTAAAGATTATGGCGAGCTTATAAGAAAATCAAAAAAGAAAAGGAGAACACAGACAATGAGATTAAAAGAAATCGAGGCAAGATTAGCCCAGATTAAAGGGGAATTAACCACAAGGGCGGCAGAACTGAAAGACGAGGAAATAGCGGCGCTGGAAAGTGAGGTAACGGCTTTGCAGGAAGAGCGGGCGGCGATTATTGCGGCTGCTGAACGGCGCACCAGCTTACTTGCCAGAATTGCAGCAGGCGAAACCGTAGGCGACGAGGGCGGCGACGGGAACGGCACAGCGCCCACAGTGCTTAGAAACTTTGCAGGGGCAGCAGGCGAGGGGCAGGACGACGGCGACAAGTACGGCAGAATGGAATACCGCAATGCGTTCATGCAGTATGTATGCCGTGGCACGGAGATACCAAAAGAGTACAGAGCCGACGCAGTAAGCAAGACAACAGATGTAGGGGCGGTTATTCCTACCACGGTGCTTAACCAGATTGTAGAAAAGCTGGAAAGCACGGGCATGATTTTAGCGCTTGTAACCAGAACGGCGTACAAGGGCGGCGTATCTATCCCCGTATCCACCGTAAAGCCTACGGCAACATGGGTAAATGAGGGCAAGGGCAGCGACAAGCAGAATAAGGACATCAAGAAAGACGGCATGATTACCTTTGCATACCATAAGCTGCGCTGCGCAGTAGCCGTATCTCTGGAAGTTGACACAATGGCAATGAGCGCTTTTGAGAGCCTGCTTATCAACAACATTGTAGAGGCTATGACAAAGGCGTTAGAGCAGGCTATCATTAGCGGCGACGGCAGCGGGAAACCGAAAGGGATTTTAGCGGAAACACCAGCAACGGGGCAGGCGATAGAAAGCGCTGCGCCGTCTTACGCTGATTTGATTGCAGCAGAGGCGGCATTACCGCTGGCATATGAAAACGGCGCTAAGTGGTGCATGAGCAAAAAGACCTTTATGGCGTATGTGGGGATTACGGACAGCACGGGGCAGCCTATCGCAAGAGTAAACCACGGCATTACGGGAAAGCCAGAGCGCACGCTTTTAGGCAGGGAAGTAGTGCTTTGTGATTATGTATCGGCGTACACAAGCACGCTTACAGCGGGTACGGTTTTTGCTTTCCTTTTCAATTTCAAGGATTATGTGCTTAACACTAACTACACTATGGGCGTTAAGAAGTATGAGGACAACGACACCGACGACCAGATTACAAAGGGTATCATGCTGGCAGACGGCAAGGTAGTTGACAAAAACAGTCTGGTAACAATCAAGAAGATTGCGGCGGCGTAAGGAAAAATACGGCGGCTGGCGTTCTGCGCTGGCTGCCAGAAATGAGGTATAGGGCATGAAAGGACATTTAGACGCAGAACAGCTGAAAAGCATGGATTATAAGAGCTTGCAGGCTTTGGCAAAGGATATGGGCGTAAGCGCTGCTGGAAAGGCAGAGGACATTATAGCCAGAATTGCAGTAGTAGAGGTGGACGTACCAGAGGAAAACGAGCTTACAGAAGAGGAAAAGGCAGCAGCAGAGGCGGCACGGCAGGAAGAGGAACGGGCAGCAGAGCAGGCAGTGAAAGAGGCAGAGGACACCGTAGGAGAGCCGCAGACGGGGCAGGAAACGACGGAAGAGGGCGTAGCAGGGGAAAATATCAAAGACACCAAAGAGCCGCAGGAAGAGGCAGGAAAGGCAGCAGGGCTGGTAAAGGTAAAAGCCGTTACAAGGTTTTTAGACAAGCGGCTTAACCAGATTAAGGACGCAGGCGAGGCTTACAGCGTAAGCAGGGAGCGTGCGGCAGAGCTGGTGGCAGCAGGCGTGGCAGAAATCATGGGATAACCAGAAAGAGGGTGCAGAGCATGGCGGCAGATACCACAACATTAACAGAGAAAATGCGGGCGGCGCTGCGTATCAGTAGCACCAGCGAGAAGATAACGACAGAAATAGAGGACTGTATAGCCGCCTGCAAAGCTGACCTTGCAAACGACGGCATAAAAGCCATTGACGAGGGCGACGCACTGATTATAAGGGCGGTAACGCTTTACTGTAAGGCAGAATTTGGCTATAACGACAAAGCGGAGAAGTTTAGGCAGTCATACGACACGCTGAAAATGCGGCTTGCTTTGTCGCAGGAGTACAACGAAGAACCAGCGCCGCCCGTGTCCGAAACGGACACCGACGCAGAGGGCGCAGAAAGCGAGGCGTAAACATGGCAGCATGGGTAGACGAGCTTACACTTATAAGCCAGCAGATGCCAGACGAGCGGGTAAATGCTAACGGCTTTGAGAATGAGCCGCAGGAGAGCGCCCGTACTGTTTTCTGCAACAAGAAATCAGTAGGCTACAGCGAGTATTTTAAGAGCCAGCAGACGGGCAAAGTGGTAGAGGCAAAATGCGAGGTACATAAGGCAGACTATGAGGGCGAGAACACCGTAGAAATGGACGGGCGGCGCTTTTTCGTGCTTAAGACCTACGACATAGACGACGATACCATAGAGCTTACGCTAACCGATTTGCGCCACAAGGACGAGGGGGCGTAGGAATGGCAGAGTTTAACACGACGGGGCTAGAGGACGTGATAGAGGCTTTTAGCAGGAGAGAGCAGGCTACAGTAGAGGCAGTACCCAAAATGCTTAAGGCGGGCGCAGACGTGCTGGTAGAGGCACAGAAAGCAGAGGCGCAGGCTATGGGGCTGCATGAAACGGGCGGCTTTATAAATTCTATCAAGGCTACAGCGGTAAAGGGCGACAGCACGGAAAAGCATATTGACGTTTTCCCGCAGGGCAGGGCAAAACATGGAAACGACAGAAAGGGCGACAGAGGAAACGTGCGCTATGCAACTATCGGATTTGTGGCAGAGTACGGGACGAGCAGCCAGCAGCCACGCCCGTATATGACCGTCGCAAACGAAAAGGCGCACGAAAAAGTAGTAGAGGCACAGCGGGAAGTATGGGAGCGTGAAACGGGACAATGAGCAGCTTAAAAGAGATTTTAGAGAGCGCAGGGCTGCCAGCACAGCGGGGCGTATATACTGGCAGATGCAAGCCGAAAGCCTATTATACTTTCCTGCGGCTGCTGGGCGACGCTGTAGTAAATGCAGACGACACAGAGAGCGAAAGCAGGGAAATGTATAGGGTAACGCTTTTTTATAAAGGCGACTTTGAGGCACAGCTTAAGAAAACTCTGGAAGTGCTGCGGGCAGCAGGCGCTTACATCAACAGCGTGGATATGGAAAGCTACGAAACAGAAACGGGGTACTGGCTAGTACCTATCACAATCGAAATTTTAAAGGAGTGACAAGACAATGACACTGGGATTAAGAGATTTATTCTACGCAATATGCACAGAGGCAGACGGCGTGGAAACTTACGGCACGCCTAAGAGAATGGCAGAGGCTATGACGGCTGATTTATCAGTAAAGACGGCAGACGGCAGCTTATACGCAGACGATACGCTGAGTGAGAGCGTATCAGAGTTTGCCAGCGGCACGCTTAAGCTGGGCGTAAAAGACCTTACGCCGGAAGTGCTGGCAGAGGTACTGGGGCAGATGGTAGACCAGAATAAGGTAGTATGGGCTGGAAAGGACGACGAGCCGCCATATGTGGCTATCGGCTTTAGGGCAAAGAAAACGGGCGGGCGTTTCCGCTACGTCTGGCTGCTTAAGGTTAAGTTTAAAGTGCCGTCTGAAAAGTACGAAACAAAGGGCGAAAGCATCAAGTTTAACACGCCAGACATTGAGGCAGACTTTACGGCAAGGAAGAGTGATGGACGCTGGAAAGCTGACTTTGTAGGCACAGAGGACAGCGCAGCAGCTAAAACATGGTTTACCGAAGTGCCAGAGCCAGCGGAAACCATAACAGAGGCATAAAAACAGAATAAAGGGAAAGGAGAAAAGGCGCAGCGCATGGCTGCGCCTTAATTTGTTGATATGAGCGCAATTAAAGACGGCGGCTATACAGTAACGCTGAAAGGGAAAGAGTACAGACTTCTTTTTACCCTTAACGCACTGGACGAAATTCAAACGAAATTCGGCGGCTATGACAAGCTGGGCGAGGCTTTTAACCAGAGTAACCCAGACTGGGTAAAGGATACAAAATGGCTGCTTACAATGCTTATCAATGAGGGGCTTTTAGAAGAGGACGAGAACGCCCAGCTTTTCACAGAGCAGCAGATAGGCAGGCTGATACATATGGGAAATCTGGCAGAGGTACAGCGGGCTATTTTTGCGTCGTTTGCAGCAGGCACAGCAGGCGACGGAGAGGGCAGCAGAGATACCGAAACAGAGGACGACGAAGAGGCGGGGGAAATGAAAGCCGTGCAGGAAAGCTAGACACTGCACGGCTTTTGTATATCGCTATGGTGCTGCTGGGGTATAGGGAGCGTGAGGCATGGAGAAAAACGCCGTACCAGATTGTGACACTATTCAGATACCACAAGGAATATAACCCGCACATTTTTAGGCAGGAACGGGCAGCAGTACCGCAGGCGGCAGAGGGACTGGACGACATTGACATAGCGTTAGGGGGACTGTAGCGAATGGCTGATAAGACAGAAAATATAAAAACAAGGCTTAGCTTTGACGGCGAGGCAGAATATAAGGCAGCCTGCAAAGATATAAACAATAATCTGAAAAACCTTAATGCTGAAATGCGCCGAGTAACCGCAGAATACAAAGGAAACGAAAACAGCATAGAGGCATTAAAGGCAAAGCAGGGCGTTTTATCTGAAAAATATGCAGAGCAGGCAAAGAAAGTAGAAGAGGCACGTAAGGCGTTAGAGAGATGCGCACAGCAAACGGGCGAGAATAGCGAGGCTACACAAAAGCTGCAAAGAGATTTGAACTACGCAGAGGCAGCGCTTTTTGATACGGACGCTGCCTTGCAGGCTGTAGAAAATGAATTATCAGAGGGCGTGCAGGCGCAGCGCCAGTATGAGGCGGCTTGTCAGGGGATAGATAAAAACTTATCCCTTTTGGGCGCAGAATTGCAGGAAGTAAACGCAAAGTATAAAAACAATGCGGACAGCGCAAAAGCCGTGGCTGAAAAGCAGGAAGTTCTTAAAAGGACATATGACGAGCAGGCAAAAAAGGTAGCGGAAACGGAAAGAGCCTATGAAAGCATGGTGCGCCAGTATGGGGAAACCAGCAGCGAGGCTAAAGAGCTTGAAACGCAGCTGCACAACGAAAGAGCCGCCCTATACGACGTGGAAAACCAGCTTGCAGAAACCGAGCAGGGGCATAACGGGCTTGCATCTGCTATGGGAAATCTGGGCGGCATTATGGCGAAAGGCATAGCGGCAGTAGGGGCGGCTGCGGCTGCAATCGGTACGGCGGTAGTGGCGGGGCTGGGCTATGCCGTAAGCCAAGCGGACGAGGCAAAGGGCGCTTTAAATGATTTCTGCGCAGCCACGGGGACGGCTACAGAGGACGCAGGGCAGTACAAGCAGGTTATGGAGAACATCTATAACGCTAATTTTGGCGAGGGCTTTGAGGACATAGCGGCAGCTATGGCAGAGGTACGGCAGCAGGCGGGCGACTTAGGGGCAGACGAGCTGGAAAAAATGACGACCAACGCATTAGCGCTGCGGGATACGTTTGACTTTGACGTAGCGGAAAGCACAAGAGCCGCAACGCAGCTTATGGAAAAATTCGGCGTATCCTCTGACGAGGCATATAACCTTATTGCGCAGGGCGCACAGAACGGGCTTAACAAGAACGGGGATTTGCTGGACGTTATCAACGAATACAGTAACCAGTATTCGCAGGCAGGGCTAAGCGCAGAGGATATGTTTAACTCTATCGCTAACGGCGCTGCTACTGGCGTTTGGAGCATAGACAAGATGGGCGACGCTTTTAAGGAATTTAGTATCCGCATGAATGACGGGACGGCAAACGAATACCTTACAAGTCTGGGGCTTAACGCAGACGAAGTGGTAGGGAAATTCCAAAAAGGCGGCGACAGTGCAAAAGAGGCTATGAGCCAAGTAAGCGAGGCGCTTAAGAACTGCGACGACAAGAGCCTACAGTATACGGCGGGCGTGGGCTTAATGGGTACTATGTGGGAAGATATGGGCGCTGATGCCTGCACGTCGCTTATGGACGTTGAGGGGCAGATAAGCAAGACCACGGACGCTATGGGGAAGATTAACGCCGTAAAATATGACACATTTTCAGAGGCTATGCAGGGCGCAGGCAGGATACTACAGACCAGCTTTATCATGCCGATAGGCGAGCAGGCGCTACCGATTTTCAGCCAGTTTGCAAACGAGCTGGCGCAGGGTGCGGCAGAGGCGGGCGGCGATATGGGGAAACTGGCGCAGAGCTTTGGCGACGCACTAAGCAATATGGTAAACGGGCTGGCAGAAATGCTGCCGCAGATTACCAGCTTTGCCGTAGAGCTTGTAAACGGGCTTGTAGACGGCATTGTAGAGAGTGCGCCAGCAATCGTGCAGGCGGGCGTAGGAATGATTACGGGGCTTGTGGACGGCATTGTAGAGGCGATACCGACACTGGCAGAGAGCGCAACGGAGATAATAACCACTCTGATTAACGGCATTGTGGAGCTGATACCGTCGCTGGCAGAGGGCGCAGTACAGATTATTGCGGGGCTGGCAAAAGGGCTGGGCGAGGCGCTGCCAGAGCTGATACCAAGCGTAGTAGATGCAGTGCTTACCATAGTGGATACGCTGATAAACAACGTGCCTATGCTGATAGATGCAGCCTTGCAGCTTGTCACGGGGCTTGCAGACGGGATTATAGCGGCGCTGCCAGTCATCATAGAGAAACTGCCGCAGATTATAACCAGCATAATAAATGCACTGGTAGAGGGCATACCGCTTATTTTGGAGAGCGCAGGCGACATTATAGTAGCGCTTGTGGACGGCATTATAGATGCAATACCGCTGCTTATAGCAGCAGTACCGCAGATTATTGTAGCCATTGTAGAGGGGCTTATAACGGGGCTGCCTAAAATCGTGGCGGCAGCAGGGCAGCTTGTGACGACGATTTTAAACAAGCTAAAGGAGCTGCCAGCACAGATACCGCAGGCGATAGCGGCGGGCATAGAAAAAATAGCCGAGTGGGGCGCAAGCATGAAAGAAAAAGGCGGCACAGTCATTACAGAGTTTGTAACCAAAGTTATAGACGTTGTAAAGGAGCTGCCGCAGAAAATCTGGAACGGCATAGTAGATGCAGTTACCAGAGTAGCCACATGGGGCTTGAATATGCAGGAAAAAGCCAAAGAGGTAATGAACACAATGCTTACGAACATTGTAACCATTGTGAAAGAAACGCCCGCTAAAATCTGGAACTGCATCATAGGTGCGGTTACTAAAGTGGCTACGTGGGGCGCAAATATGCTGGCGAAAGCCAAAGAGGTAATGAACACAATGCTTACGGGCATTGTAACCATTGTAAAAGAAACACCGCAGAAAATCTGGAACTGCATCATAGGTGCGGTTACAAAGGTGGCAACATGGGGCGCAAATATGCTGAACAAAGCCAAAGAGGTAATGAACAG